TTATAACATGTTGTTCTTAAATTGTATTTAAATTCTTGCATTCCTGTCTTACCTGTAAACCTCCATCTCACTTTCCATACATGCACTTCTACTATTTCTTTTTCGAAATCTCTATATACTGTAATACCATTATCTACTTTATTGAAGAAGTGGGAGGAGCCACTTACGCTGTAACCTGAAGCGACTTCTACCTTCCCATTCTCCTTCTTTAGTTTTTGAGGGTGTGCAACTAATACAACACCACAATCAAACGCTTCTTTAAATATTTTTATTTTTGATAATTGCAATCCTGTGTACTGATGCTCATTCATTCCTCTCTCTATCTTATGCTCTACAAAAGCCCAATTATCAATTATAAGGCACGATATACCTTCTTTCTTTACAAGTTCCTTACCCTTGTTTAAAATGCCTTCTACAGTCAGATCATTGTCTTTTAAATTGATAAAAAAGAAATGTTTATTGACAAAGTCTATTGCTGGTTTTAGTTCATGTTCTTGTACACCATCAGATGACCCTTTACCAAAAGGTTTTCCTAAATACTTTTCTATAAGTTCTGCTATGTGTACTTTAATTGGTTGCTTCTCAGCAGAAAATATACCAAACTTCCAACCTCTTTTTGCGAGTCTTACTATTGCCTCATCTACAAATGATGATTTACCATGTCCAGGAACTCCTGTTACTAATGTAAACTCACTTGGTCTCCATGTTAGTAGTTTGTCGAAGTTGTCAAAACCAATCTCCTCTCCTCTTGGCATACCATAATTGTACATATGATATACTTCATCACTGACATCCTTGGCTTTACTTATCCCCTCTAGAGGGAAAGGCTTTGCAACTTCAATGCATTTTACTAACTCTTCTGCACTAAATTTTAACAATACATCGTTAGCATCTTTACAACCTTCAGGGTAAGACACTAACCAAACTTTTTCTTTTCCAATTCTTCTAGACAATTCATCTCGCAGTTTAATTCCTGGAGCATCGTTATCTACTGCTATATAAACCTTATCCTTTTCTTCGAAATAATCTATAGAATTATCTAAGTATGATAAGTTTTGATTTCCTGTAGATGCGCCATTAGGAACACTACAAGCAAACATTAATCTTTCTGTTAATGTTCCAGCCTCATAAAATGATAAAGCATCAATCTCTCCTTCAGTTATTATACACCATGAAGAATCTTTAATAATATCTAAACCATACATTGTAAGTTCAGATCCCTTATTTAATTTAAAATTCTTTTGAGCGTCTCTAAATTTTATATTTATTTTTCGCCCTCTCTTTAAGTAATTAAATTGAATTACATTAACTTCTTTTTGTACTTGAGGCATATACTCAACTCCCTCTGTAACACCATAACATTGTAAAGTGCCTTGACTTATTCCCCTACCCTCAAACCATTTAACTACTTTACTTGTAACAGGTTTAGAGATGGCAGTAGGCAACTCATATTCAGTTTCATATTCTTGAACCGAACCACTTGTCCCACAATGATGACAATAGTATGTACCTTCTTCAGGCCAAACCCTTAAACATTTTTCACTCTTATTTTTTTTTCTTGTATGACTACACCAAGGGCAAGTAGTTTTAGTTGGTCCGTCATTTTTAATGGTATTAAATCTAATACCAAGGTCATGTAGTTTGTCAATAGTTTTCATATTATGGCTATGTGCTTTCGTTCTTTTATATGTGTTTTATTATTTAGAGACCATTCATTATATTGTAATAAATATTTTGTCATGAATTTATTT